CCCCACGCACTTCTTCTCCACCGTCACTGCAATTTAATGCCACCGTCACGTAGGGCTTGCTCTACGTGAAACTGGCTACCAATTGGTGAAACTGGAGTTTCTCCTGTTTCCAATATAATTTCCCCACTCGGAGAGTGCACTATGGACATGATTTGGCTTGGTCGGTCATCGGTATAAACCTCGACTGTACACCATTTGCTGGACTCCTTGTTTATTTTGTGCTCTTAAAATTGATCAGTGCTTTCCACCTGAACTGTCAAATCCCATGGGGGTGCGACTTTTATGCTTGTCCTACGGTTGAATCCGCGTCCATTGGATTATTGTCGTAATTGTGCTGGCGTTTTGCCAATGCCACAAAACATAAAATCGTAGTTGCTTCTGACCTGAGCACCTACTGGCATAAATAAGGTCGCTACCAACCCAAAATGTCCTATCAACAAAACACGATGTGGGGGCGGCAGACTCCCAATGGCTGTGTCTCAAATCAACTGTCGGCACAGTCTTCTGCCCTTGAGCATGGCGCGCATTCTGATTTGTCATTAGAGTGTCTTGATTTAGAACCTGAGGATCGTCGCCCTCATGCACCCGTTATGAAGTATGTAGCAGGAACGGAGTGTCGGTGCACGAAATATCAATTTTGTGTTGTTTGTTTTTCCCCTCGCTCACTTATTGATCGTGTTGTTTTCTGGGACTACACCCCGGGCTTTCATGAGTATTTTTGTTTGCTTAATGCTGTTTCACCACAACACGCCCGTTCAGTTCACTCTTTGTTTGCAAAGGTGTTGAGTAAGAATAAGAAAGCGTGTGAAATATATAAGCGAGCATCCAATACTGCTGGTCGTCATATCACCCCATTCCTGCGTGATTTGCATGGCTGGACGTCTGAGCGGAGTGCAAGTAAGGAGCGCTCAAAGAAGCAGCGGATTAATCGAGATAAGCGAGTCCCCGCGTTTGACGAGGATAGTAGTAGTGGGAAGAGCTTCCGTGCAGAATCTGCGCGTGAGCGCGGTTGTGGGGGTCGTTCGAGCGATTCGGGGGGATCCCAATCGCCCAGGCCTAGCGTGTATGGATATTATTCCTGGCAAGGCTCAGACCCGGTTTTGCATGCTCGGGGAGCGTGTTCTGAGTTCCATGCTGGTAGCGGAAATGCTATGACGGTGTGCGAGGATTGCTGCACACTTGAGAAGCTACAGCGAATTGACAATCAGAATAGTGACCGTGCGCGATCCGCCCTTATCCAGATTTTTGACCTGTGGCGGACGTCGGATTTCCCCGAGCTTGAGGAGAATCGATTTAAAACCTTGTTTGCGCGGCAATTAGGTGGTATGAAGCCCAACCGATATGGGATTTATCGCTTATTTGCCTGCGTGTATGAGGAGCGCAAAGCGTCATTTTCCGAGCAAACCAAGATGTTCATGTGTGACGTGTTTCGGGTTTTCCCGGTGGTGGCGATAAACCCATTGGAGCGCTTTGACGCTTTCCTCTTGGCCGCCCAGAAAGATCCAAAATGGGCGTTAGAAAAATACTTCCTTTGTTCTGAACTGAAGAAGAATGAAGACACCACGCACTTCCGCGCACAAGGGAAAATTTTCCGCGCACAACTCGGTTTTGATATCAATCACAATATTGCTGTTGACCCGAGTGGCGTTATGCGAATAATAGAAATGTTGTCTGCACAAGTTGGGAAGATCGCCGATGCCCTACTACCTAAGGTGGTCGGGTTTGTTGGTTTTCTCATAATATTGTGTAGTAACGCTGATCTAATAGTGAAAATGACGGCTGGCGCCATGCTGGTTGCGCAATTTTCTCTTTCCAAGTTGATCCCTGATGCAATGAGCATCATCCAACGTCTGACACAAGTATTTCAAGGCGTTGGACCGCAATTTGTAGCGCAGGGAGAGACTGAGGACAGTGAAAGTCTTGTCACGGGAGTTGCTAAACTCCTGATGGCAATGGGGGGTGTTGTGGATATTGACACCGCAAAACTTAAACGATTGTCTACTCGCGTGGACGCGTTTGCTCGTGTCATTACAGCCGGAGACAAGTTGACCTCTGTCGCGATGAAATTATTCCGTGGTGCAGAGGAGCTCATTATGCGATATGTGTATGGGTTAGCCCCTGGATCATGGGAACTACGCGCCGTAGAGGAGAAAATACCAGAATGGATGACTAAGGTTTTCAATTTTTATAATCATGGTGGATTGGCACGTGTTGCGAAGGAGCGCGACAGTGCTATGATGATCTTTCAGTGGAAAGAAGAAGGTGATAAATACTTGATGTTGCTCACAGAGTGTAAAGTGGCTCCTAAGGCGTTTTCCTCATTTCGCATAGTTTACCAGCAGTGCTTAGATATGGCTAAGGCTGGTGCCCATTACCATTCGAGTGCCAGTCTTCGCGCTGCGCCACTTGTGGTGTATTTGTGGGGCAATCCTGGCGTTGGTAAAAGTGTGACTCAGAATGTCTTGATCACCGACATAATGCGGGAGGTGTATCGAGGTACGTCCAAGGTGTTTACACCAGGACAGGATATATATACACGTAATTCGACCCAGAAACATTGGGATGCGTATGCAAATCAACCCGTGGTTGTTTTCGATGATTATCTCCAGGATCGTACTCCTGAAGCGATGGCGGAGCAACTAATGGACTTGCTTCGTATGAACAATATTGTATCGTACCCACTCAATATGGCGGGTCTTGAAGCCAAAGGAAATACATATTTCTCCTCTGAGTTGGTGATGATTACTTCTAATATACCAATTCCTAGTGACGCCGCGGCAGTTATCCGCAGCGTTGAAGCTATAAGAAGACGTGTTGATTTTTCCGTACAACAGGTTTTGAAGCCTGGTTGGGCAACAAACCGCGGTCATCTTGATCGACAGCGAGTGCAACAGGAATATTCCCCTTGCATTGTTGATGGCGTGCCATGTATGAATTTTCCTGAAGAGGCATATGAATTCCGAGTTGAAACTAGTTCAGGGCAAACTCTTAACTTGAGTTATCAGGAATTGGTGGCACATTGTTTGGAGCGTTTTCAATCTGAGCGCGCAATAAACAATCAATTAATTGCTTTGTTGAACACTCGCGCGGATCCCAATTTTAAAGCACAGGGTTTGCGCACTGCATGTGCCAGTGCGTATGCTCGTGCTGTTGACTTTGTCGGAGCGCGGAGGGAGACTTTTTATGACGCTGTTGGGTTCCCCGAAGATGAGTATTTGTCCGCGTTTCGTAACAGCTGGAATAATATTTTGGCTGCCTCACACGTTTTTCCTCCCCTCCTATTCGCAATGGCCGCGGTTTTTGTTGTTTCATTTTTTGGAGCAAAGGCGATAAATTCCGCGATTGCGTGTGTGGTCGGGACGAAGAACGCTGATGCCAGTGATTTTGTCTCGGAAGCTGGTGTTAGTGGTGATCCGCGCACCCAGAAACACCAGGTGCGGTTTGTGCATGAAACAAGTGTAGGTGGCTTTGTTTCGGAAGCTGGTGTTAGTGGTGATCCACGAACTCAGAGGCATCAGGTGCGATTCGCGCACGAAGCAAATGTTAGTGGTGATCCGAGGACTGCTAAGCATCACGTTTCCTTTGCTCGCGAGGCGAATGTGAGTGGTGATCAGAGAACGCTCAAGCACCAGACACGATTCATTAATGAACGCATGCGGGAAAGGAAGTCATCTGTGGAGTATGCCACGCCACAAGCAGAAGGGATGATTGATAGACAGGCCTATGATGCCCTAACTCACAAGATAGCTAACAACTGTTGTGTTGTTTCGGTGTCTGATGGTCAATCAGTCACGACGATGCGTGGAATTTTTGTGTTTGGTCGAGTTTTGCTTGTGCCAGCACACTTGTTACATGCGGTTGATGTGAGCGACGTTGCAGTGGAGTTGAGTGTGCAGATTCCAAATAATATGAAGATGAGTGCGCAATTCCACGAGTGTCAGACCTTGGATTTGTCGATGAGAGGTAGTGATATTGTTGCGATTGAATTGCCAAAGCGCTACCCCAATTTCGTTGACATATCTAAGCACTTTCATAGCATAGAGGACCTTAATCGCCACTACTTGTCTAGCGGTATATTGTGGGTTGTTGATCCGGACAACCGTACAGCAATAGCCACTATTCTCCATAATCTGCGGGTTCGAGCGAACTTGCGGTATGAGATAGATGATGCTGGATGTGTTGAGGAGATCAAGATAAATAAGGGTTTTCTTTATGAGGCTCCAACGATGGATGGATATTGTGGTTCCCCAATTATTTGGACAAATCCTGGGGTGATGCATGGTAAGATTCTTGGATTTCATGTTGCTGGCGCCATAGATGAGGGTATGGCAGTAGCAATTGATGAATGTATTATTGGTATGGTTCGAAATCATTTTCCATCTATGACAGTTCTACCACCAAAGACCGTGCCAATGACAGCGCAGGCGCGATTTGAGACGAATTTGCCTCATTATGGTGTCGTGGAGAGCGGAGTATATAGGGTGCCTGTTAAGAGTAAGATAAAACCATCGAAATTGTATGGGGTTTTCCCAACTCTAACAGCTCCTGCCATGCTGCGCCCCACGCGTGATGTAAATCCACTTGCAAATGGAATTCGTAAGCAAGAGGCCCCCCTAACAGTGTTCAGGCAGGAGTACGTTGATGCGGCGCGAGATGATATCGCGAATAACCTATGTACGCAAGTTGGTGTTGCTTCTGGGATTGGAGTTGTTGGAGAGAGGGAGGCGTTGAATGGCATTCCAGGTTACTCATGGTTTCCACCCATGGATATGCACACGTCCCCAGGGTATCCTTACGTTTTGGAGAAGAATCGTAGACCAGGAAAGTTTTCCTTTATTCAAGGAGAACCTGGCTCGTATGAGTTGACACCATTTATGCGTGAGGAAGTGGAAGAACGCCGTTCTTTTTGTCTCCAGCGGACTATGAGTCCCGCCCTGGTGGCCGACATGTTGAAGGATGAACGTCGACCACTCGCAAAAGTTCAAGCTGGAAATACTCGTGTGTTCAACGTGTGCCCGTTTGATTTAAATATACTCATTCGTGAGTATTTTGGATCATTCGTTGCTCACGTCATGGAGTTCCATAATGATAGTGAAATCGCCATTGGAATTAATCCGCATTCTAGTGAGTGGGGAATGTTACAAGAGCAACTGTTGAAGCATCCCATGTGGATTGGTGGCGATTATAGCTCGTTTGACAAGACTCTATCATTTCAGTGTCTTCTTGGAGCACTTGAGGTGATAGAGATGTGGTATAAGTCGACTGGTCATTGGTGTGAGGAGGACTTGATTGTACGTGAAGTCTTGTTCCACACGGCCTTTTCCTCATTCCATTTGGCGGGCGACGAAGTCTATCGGACATTGCAGGGTAACCCGTCTGGCATTGTCATGACTGCTGTAATTAACTCTTTGGTGAATTGTATTTACTACAGAGTGGCGTGGCAGGAATTGGGTTTGCCAATTCGGGATTTTACTCGGCTCGTGTGTTTGCGGACGTATGGAGATGACAGTATTGGAACTGTCTCACGAATCGCAGCTAAGAAGTTCAATATGTTGTCTTTAAGCCGTGTTCTTGCAGACCACGGTGTGGTGTATACCCCGCCATCAAAGGGATTCGTGAATACGGAGTTTTTGGAAGAACACGAGCGAGTCTTCTTAAAGCGGCGGTTTCGTAAAGATCGTGGGCGTGTGTATGCACCTCTCGATATTAATACCATTCGAGAGATGATTCAGTGGGTACGTGAATCAAATGATGATCTATATTCGATGCAACTCAATTTTGAGGCTGCTTGTCGTGAGTGGTATCATCACGGCGTTGAAGTTTATGAGGAGCAAGTGGAGCGTGTGCAAGATTTTGCACGGCTCCACCACATACGCCTCCCCGTGCTAACCTACGTTGATGCAGGCCAGTATTGGGGGAGCGGAGACAATTATAGTGTGATCTTTTCTCGTTCGAAAACTGCAAATCTGGACAAGGAATGCTGCTATGATGGTGATGAAGGAGGAGAAATCCTAGCAAGTGCGAGCGCCTTCTAAAATATA